CCTGCATTTATCTTTGGTTGCAATCCTATTATGGATAATATGATAGGTAAAATATGGGCATTAGGCACATATGATATACATAAAATACAAAGAAAGTTTCTTAAATGGTGTGTACCAGTAGTAGATTATTTTCAAAATAAGTATTATCAGCTAGAAAATGTAGTACCTGCTGACCATAATAAGACTTTACAATGGTTAGATTATATAGGTTTTGAGGTTATAGAAGAGCCAATATTAATGAATGGTTTTGCTGTTTTACGATTTGTACGTTGCAAAGGTAAAAAAATTTTGGTAAATAAAGAATATAGCCCAGTTTGTAGCTGATAGCCCTAACGGATAACTAGATGAAGCTAACATTGGATAACTAGAAAAAATGTAACTTTAACTTTTTAGTGGAGAACTGAAATGGCTAATACAATAGATACAGCCTTTATTACCCAGTTCGAGACCGAAGTGCATTTAGCTTATCAAAGAATGGGTAGTAAATTAAGAAATACTGTCCGTACTGTAGCT